GACATCATTTGCACCCTCCTGGTAAGTATAAATCGAAGATTCACTTCCCATAAAGCCAATATCTGCCTCACCGGAGAGGACGGCGGTCATAACTTTATCCGCCCCAAACGGAGTCAACCAGTTAGTACAAGACGCTATAAGAAATCAACAGAGTCAACGGTATGATCAGTATTCAGGTGAATCTCCCGGATAATGGAGTGCCAGAAAGCTCTGCGGTTTTCTTGGGTTAAATTGTAGTACATTGTTCTAAAGTCTGTATTCAGCAGCTCTTCCAGATAAGCATAATCAGGTTCTAATTCCGGAGCCGCATTTAACAATTCATTCAGTTCGTTTTCAATCCGATCATATTCTTTGCTGTAATAATCCCATTCGATTCTTCCTTTCTGGAAGAGAAGATTTAATCGTTCTAATTCTTTCTGGAGCTTTTCAGGAGTCTGAATTTTCTTCTTTTTTTCTTGTTCCTTTTCAATTTTTTCACATTTTATTTTAAATTTATTGTATTCGTATTCCAGATGATCAATCAGGTATCGTTCTATAAGATTCTGACTAACCATATGTCTGTAAGAACATTTATGATCGATGAAAGCTTTATTGCATCGGTAATAGCAGTATACTTTTTTGGCACCGGTTTTCCTGTTGATAATGGACGAACCGCCTCTTGCGCTAAGCCTGCGTCCACAGATCGGACAATTTATCATGCCACTGAAAAGATAAATCCGGCCAGAAGGAGCACGCTTAACATTTGCGTTCTGTATTTCCTGCAGATTGTTCCATTCAGATTCTGTCAGGTAAGCAGGACAGTATGGAATCCCGCGATAGGTTCCTTTGTAAAATTCACTCGACAGCAGTGTTCGCATATTCGCCCATGTAAAATCCGGATCATAATTTTCCTGGATATATCGCATGGAAAGTCCTTTTGCATGGTGCTTAAAGAAAAAACGATAAAAAGCATTTACAGTGTCTTCTCGATCTGGATCTTTTACCATACGTTTTACACCATCAATGATTCCAGATTTGTAGCCGTACCCCATATTCACATCACCGAAGATCAGTTTTCCCTGTCGGATAGATGCTTCGTTTACGAATTTGATACGTTCGCTGGTGGTATCGACCTCATTCTGACCGATAGACAGAACTACATTCAGCTGCAGTCGACCGTCTCTGGTTTCCATATTGATTCCTGGTTCACTGGTGCTGATCCAGCGGACGTTATTATTGTCGAGGACTTCTTGGACCTTATAAAAATCAGACAGGTTACGGAACCATCTGTCAATCCGCCAGAAGATGATCACATCAATTTTTCCGGCTTTTACATCTTCGAGGAGTGAATGGATAGCTTTTCTCTTTTTTAATTCTTTACGGGCAGTTTTACCCTCGTCAGCATAAACTCCAGCAACGGTCATATTATGTTCTTTGGCGTAATTGGTCAGGTACTGCTTTTGCGCTTCCAGGGATTTACCGTGCATCATCTGTTCAGCGGTAGACACACGGATGTAAATGGCGCAGCGTTCAATTTTACTTGGCATATTATATCACCTTTCTCTTCAATATACGTAAAAATGAGCATAAAAATAACAGCCAGCAGAAGAACATGAGTTCTGCTTGCGGTGGCTGCTCGAAGATGATACACTATATTTTGAACGTACTGGTGTATCCTTCGGGGCATTAGTCTTGAGCCGTTCCTGTTGGCGCAGGAGCGGTTTTCTTTTTTATTTCAGTAAATCTGCAATACAAATCTTTAAATCGTTGTAGATTCCCACACTGATTTCTTCATCAAAAGAATATTGCGTAGAATCTTCTGGCTCACCAAAACAGTAGACTTGGACGATCCGTGTCATTGGGTTGACAATCCAGTATTCACGGACACCGGCTGTCCGGTACTTAAATAATTTTGTGAGATAATCCATGCGCTGGCTGCTTGGCGATACAATCTCAATAATGAAATCAGGAGTACCGTTGCATCCTCTGTCATTCATTTTACTTGGATCACAGATTACAGAGATATCTGGTTCAACATAATTACGATCATCCTGATTGAGGAAAACGGCAAACGGAGCCGGATAAACTTCGCAGGAACCGCCCTTTGATTTGATATAATTTTGAAGAGCGGTAGTAAATAATGCAACAAGTTTCTGATGCAATGGACTCGGTGGAGCCATATTGTAGATCTGACCATCGATCAGCTCTGCACGCTGTCCATCTGGGAGAAGATAGATATCTTCAACTGTGTAAGTGTTTGGCTTTGGTAATGGCATGTGATCACGTCCTTTCTAAAAATAAAATTAGAAGTGAAGTTAATATTATTCTAGTTCTTCGTCATCTTCATCGGTATCAACGTAATTTTTTGAATAGTTTTCAGTAGTTGATAAAGATTGACGGTATTCTTCGGCTGCCATAGTTCGGTTAAATTCGGCAGTTGGTTCTATTTCAGTGACTAATTCTTCTAATTCATCTATTGTAACGTTGAAGAATTCTTTTCTCATGTTTACTTTGTTGACTCGCTTTTGATTTAACATTTCATGCAATTTGCTTTCCAATCCAACAGCATCATCAGAGAAAAAAAAGCTATGGACATCAAATTTAAATGGAACAGATGCATTACCCAATTCATCTACACGATCCTGAGGATTAAGTCTTCTTGTCATTCCAATTTTAAATACATTTTCGCCAAATGAACCAAGATTGCTAATAACATATACGTTTCCGGCTTTTCCATTTGCAAGATTGGAAATTTCTTCTTTTTTAAGAACAACCTCGGATAATTGTGCTTGTAATTGAAGGATTCGAGCATTAAGTTGTTCGAGTTCAGATGAAGAGGCAGATTGCAACTGATTTTGCAACTTTTCTATTTCGGTATTATATTTAGATTCTTCTTTTTCTACTTTCTTGCGTTCTGCTTCGAGAGCTTTGCGTTCTTGTGCTTCCTGACGCATTTGTTCACGAATAGCGAGCTGCTCTTGACGAGCTTGTTCTTTTTTTACATAATAGTTATATTCTATTTTTACAGCATTGATAAAGAGATATTCTATTTCTCCGATAAATTTAGTTAATGTACCGGCTATGCTTTGATTCCCTTCAGCTGCAACTTTTAAGAATTTTTGAGTTACTTTTTTTACATCTCCAATTGATGTGTCGAGCTTTTCATATTTGAGGTTATATAAAATATTCTGAAGCTCAGCTCTGAGTGCAATAACCATTAACTTATAAATAGCTTGATTGGCTTTTGTAGTGTATCTGGCGGAATACTTTTGTAAAATAGAATCTATCTGCTTATCATTAAGCCTATAGGCTTTCCGCAAATCTTTTATATCCATGCAATGTAGCTTTAATATAACAGATGGACTAATTTCTTCCAGTTCAGATAATTGATTTTCGGGAAAGCGAAGAGTGCTTTGTGAAGGCTCATAATTCAAGTATTTATCAAATGTGTAATTGATGGCTTTCACGAGTTCCTTAGATTTATTTAGTTTATTAGTTTGAGTTTTTACATTCTTGTTTAATTTTACTTCTTGAGAACGCAATTCTTCTAATTGGTTCAAGATATTTTGACATTCAGAATTTTTTTCAGCGATGGATTTATCGATAGAATCCAGATGTTTCTGAAAATCTTCCTGAGCAGTCAGCTTTTTTGCTTCATATTCCTTTTTTAACTGCTCGGTCATATCAAGGATCTTGTAATAGTCAAATGCACCTAATTCTTGGAGCTGCTGGTGCATATTTTGATTATTGTTAAGTAAATTTTGATTTTCTGTTTTGAGTTGTTCGATTTCCGTTTTAAATTGCTTGATTTTAAAAATATCCCCTATTCCCATAAAGCATTCTCCTTTGTATTATTATATGATTTTAATAATTGCAAGATATGGCGTGAAATACACCACATAATTATCTACCCGTTTACAAATCCCGTACTTATTCCGGTAACATTCAATGCATTCTTCCAGAAATTCTTCTGTCACTTCCAGGTATTCTGCAATCTCAAACCGGTTCTGGCAGCCATGCTCAAAGGCACGTACCAGTCCGATCAGACCGATCTGCTTGTTGTACGCCCAGAGCCTTGCCTGACGTTCCTGCTTTCGGTTCTCTGGTTTAGACTGATCTAAGATATCTCCGACAGTAGTATAGTAATGCCCGAGTTCTTCAGCAAGAACACATGCTTTTTCGATGGACGTGTCGATTCCTTGGTGGATGGCGATTCGGTTCTTGTATATTCGTCCGCCGTATCCCGGAATATTCTTTTCTTTCACTATCAGATTTTCGGTTTCCGAAATATTCAACAGTTCTTCATATGTCATTTAATCACTCCCATTCGCTCGGATTGTTCATGATATCATCGGCATGTTGTTTCATTTCTTCAGTTACATCTACATTGGCATACTTATGAGCTGCTTTCACTATGAGTTCATCCTCCATTTGTTGATTGGTGAGAAGAGTGTTTGTGTAGATATAACATTTTTTCTTATTCTTATCATTTAATTTTCTGTAGGAAAGAATTAAGGTGCGTTCGTCATCTGAATTAAACCGATTTTCATTGGAAACATTGGCTGATTGGGGCTCCATTGGAGAATCAAAACCCATGAGCCATGCTTCATCAACATTAAGCGTTTTTGCAAGTGCTTCGATATTCCTTTGCCGAGGTTTATACTTTCCAGATAAATATGAGCTGAGCTGACCTTTATCTATTTTTGCCTTCTCTGAAAGTTCTGACTGTGTTAATTCTCTCAATTCCATAGCCTCTCTGATTCGGTCTTTAATTTCTGCTTTTTCCAATATTTCCACCTCCGCTGATTAAAGCTTTCTTTAAAATTGATTATAAATCATGGTTGAGAAAATATCAATAATAATTTAATAAAATTGAGAAAAACTTAAAAAGCGTGTTGACAATATGAAAAACAGATGCTATTCTAACTGTAGTTGAGAAAAACTCAACTGAAAGGAGATGATGATATGGCTTGTAACTATGATTACAGGAAACTGAGAGGACGTATAAAGGAAAAGTTTGGTACGCAGTCCGAATTTTCAAAAAAGCTTGGATTGTCAGAGGTTTCAGTCAGCAATAAGTTGAATAATATTGTTGATTGGGGGCAGGAAGAAATGGAGAATGCTATATCTATACTTGAAATTCCCAATACTGATATCCATGCATATTTTTTTACACATGAAGTTAAGAAAAACTCAACTAAGCAATGAGTACAGAAAGCAGAAGAGTGAGGTGAGGAAATGGGAAAGCTACATTTATTTGAATTAAGAAGTGGTCATATTCTTTTAGATGGAGTAACTATCAGGGGAATTCGAGAATGTGAATTTTCCATAAAAGAAAATGACAGTCTCGCAGAACTGTCACTGAAGATGGATGTCCGAACACTTGGAAATGAGTTTGCCACTCAATTCGATGGCGCATTGAATGAAACTGGGAAGATTAGAAAATGTAGCCGAAATAAGTTGAGGTCGAATCTCTTTCCAGACAGAGGACTTAGAAGTGTTTTCAATAAATTGATATCCCGCAAGAGATAAATCTTTGATGTGAGAGATTGGTTCATCAACATATTTGGAACCTTCTATTAAAATCCCCGAATTCATTAACTGGCGTATCCAGTATAAAACTTCGTTTTGCGAATAATCGGATAGCTTATTTTGAGCTATGTCAACTGGGTAGATTTGTGAGACGAATCCGTATTCGTCAGGAGAGATGGATTCGGAAACAGAAATTAAGATATCTCGAATTAAATTAGGATCAAACTTCATAAGGATCTCCTTTCTTTTTATGCTCGGCATGGCAGTGCCTGTATTTAAAGTATAGGAGAAAACTGAATTATTTGCAATAGATGAAGGGGGAGCGAGGTGAGCAGAAAGATGGCTGATAGAGTATCAATCGTAGCAGTATCGATAGCCGCATTTTTAACGACTATCAATCAGATATCCATAATTATTACAGCAAAGCAATTATGGATGCAACAGCAGCAATTGCAGCAACAATTAGAGAGGCTACAGAAAGAACGGTCTGAATTATAAAACGTTTAGATTCTATAGCGGATTCTTTTTTGGAATCTTCCTGCATCTTTAAAAGTGTATCATGAGTTTCTTTTAAAAGAGCATCACGTTCACTTTGTTTGTTGATTTCATCAACCATCATTTGTGCGTGCCAGTTGGAATTCATGTGTATATCTCCTTCCATAAATATTTGGCATGGCGGTGCCTGTATTCAAAAGTATAGATGAGATTCAGGAAAGATTCAACAGAAGAACGGAGGAATGGATAAATGAGGTTTTACGATTCTCCAAGTATAGAGAGAATAGGATTTGATTTTTACTGCGACATTGCAAATAACATTGTCAAATTAAGAGAAGAGAATGGCTTTACGCAGAAAGATCTTGCGGTGAAAACAGGAATTAAAGAATACCGTATATCAAATATGGAAAATGTGAAAATCAGAATTGATTTGGATGCTGTAGAAGAACTAGCAAAGGCATTGAATGTATCAGCTGATTATTTGATTGATGCAGAGCTTGATTGCGGAGGAAAAGAATGTTTGTACCAAGTTTGGTTGGAGTCTGAAGACCGGTTTAAGTTGTATATCAGGGCATCAAGTAAACGAATGGCGTTTTTGAAGTTTGATAAAAAGTTTAAAGAATGTGGAGTGAGATATAACAGTTCCAGAGAAAGAATTTTCATCAAATTGGTTGGTGTTCCGGTAAGCAAAGAAGACTTTCAGGCAAGATTTCCAAAGAGAACAGAGGAAGATCTTCCAATTGAACCGGAAATGTAAAGACAGGACGAGACAAAAATATTGTGGTGTTAGTGGAATGGCAGAATAAATGATTGTGTTATTCCAAGCAAAGAGAGGTGAGAAGATGAAAGCAAAAAATATGAAGGCAGAAATTGTAAAAGTAATCAGAACAGACACTGCAGAAGGAAAAGGGACAGAAGAAAGTCCAGTACGCAGCGTGAGAAGATACTGGACTTTAGAAGGAGAACTGATTTCAGAGCAGATATTGATGGGCGAAATAGCTGGGAAGAAAAATTCTAAGGAGTAACTAATTTTAAAGCAGCTTCATATGCCAAATCAGCATCTATAAATGTAATAAAGGCATCGGCAAAGGCTTTTAATTCCTTAAGCGTGTAATCAGGATGCTGTCGTACATAATGGGTTTCATCGTTGCCGAGCCAGGTTGCAGCACGGGCGAGTGTGGTAAGACGATCATCTTTGATGTAATTGGAAATACATGAGCCAAGAGTCGCTTTGAGGATAGCGTCCTTAGAATTTGGAGATTTATGAATGGTATAGTCTTTAACTAAAAACTCAATGGCTTTGCGATAACCAATACCACAAATTTGATCTAATCCCAGTGACTCAGCGAGGGCAGCTTGTTTATAAATAGATACAAAATTTGGGGAAAGCGAAGTAATCGCTTCAGAAAAATTCTGTTCACAGGATTTGACGGGAGAACTTGATGCGTAAATAAAACCATCTCCGTTTTCTTCATCGAATGGGTGTTTGGAAATAAAACATTCATCACAATTTTGACAGTGATTGAAAGTATAAACAATGTCTTCTTCCATATCATCGTGATCAACACATACTGCATAAAGAAGATCTGGAAAAAGAGAAACACCGCAGCAAGGGCAGGAAGAAGATAATTCGACATTTTCATTACGTTTTTGAGAGTCACTTAAATAAGTTGTGTTTATAAGATACTTCATATTGCTTTGTCCTTTCGTTGCTTTTTTGGAAAATTATACCAGACAATAACAGGACAAATCAACAAGTACAACCAGCACCGCATAAACTTCAATAGAAAGTAGGTGGTAAGCATGAAACCCGATATCGAAAAAATCATACAGGTGATGATTTCTTTATTGGAAGAACAGGAAAAAGTGAAAATTACATATACCATTGAGAAAACCGCGTAAGCGGTACCAGTTGGACAAGCAAAGGAGGGATAAGAGATGTTTTACAAGATTGCAAAGACACTCAGCGTAACGGCAAGTATTATCGGAATCTTGATGATGGCTGGTGCGTGTTCGGTGAAAAGTCAGGAGCTGTTTTATTTATATGCAGCACTTGGAATCACAACACTTACTACCGGAGCATTTGCACTGGAATATTTCCGGATACGGGAATGGCAGTACCGGAAAAGGAAAATAAGGGAGGCGAAGGAGCATGCCAGAAGAGAAGCAGCGTAAGAGCATTCGGACAGCCGAGCTTGATAAGATGATCAATAAGCTTCGATCACTGGATCGGGTTGATGGTACATCCGAGTATTACAAGAACAATGCGATCGCATACTTGTCGGATTTGGCAAATCATCTGGATAGGATAGGCGTAAAGACAATAAAAATGCGCCCGGAAGTTGCAGCTTCCAGTGGCGCACATAACAAAAATACCAATTAAATTATAGGAAAGTCGGAGGAGAAAGTCAATGATCAAAGTTGAAAAAGGGATGCGTGAAATCAAGGCAGTGAATGGAGTTCCGGATATAATGACGGATTTGGCATGCATTATCCGAAGCATTAGAACAACAATGGTTGAGAAAAGAGACTATAGCGAGGCTGAAACCAAAGAACTCGTTAAACAGGCGGTAAGGCTTGGCTTTGCAACAGATGAAGAAATCACACAGGAAGCGATGACAGCAATGGGTAAAGTGATGATGCTTCTGAAAAATCTGCCACTTTAGAGGAAGATGTGTACCTAAAGGGGGCGTGATAATGGAAAAGAAACCATTGATTATTCGGTGCTCTGATGGGTGGATCTACGGCTTATTCGGCTATTACGAGGAAGCGGTAGAAGTGGCAGAACAGCATGTAGACGGAACAGAACATACATATATCATTATATGAAAAGCGTGAGGAAAAGATGGAACCTTATAAAATCTATGATTTTGAAGATGAAAAAGCCTGGCTGAAGGGGCGGTTAAACGGAATCGGCGGAAGTGATGCAAGTGCCGTAGTGGGAAAGAACCCGTACAAGACAAACATTGAGCTGTTTGAAGAAAAGACCGGGAGAAGGATTGCACCAGATATTTCAGAGAAGCCTTACGTAATCTATGGGAAAGAGGCGGAGCAGTATATCAGAGAGCTGTTCCGCCTGGATTATCCACAGTATCAGGTCATGCATCATGAATACCGGATCTTGCAGAGCCTGGATTATCCGTTCATGCAGGCTTCTCTGGATGGGGAGCTGGTTGATCAGGATGGTCGGAAAGGGATTCTGGAAATTAAGACCACCAACATTCTGCAGTCTATGCAGTATGAGAAATGGAAGGACCGGATCCCGGATAACTATTATATCCAGGTGCTGCATTATCTGCTGGTAACCGGATATGAGTTTGTTGTCCTCCGGGCGCATTTGCGGAGCAACTGGGGAACAGATGTCCGGACACAGGTAAAGCATTATTTTATTGAAAGAACAGAAGTTCAGGCTGATCTGGATTATCTGCAGGAAGAAGAAATCAAATTTTGGAAGTATGTGGAAAGTGGAAGAAAACCACCACTGATACTTCCGGAGATCTAAAAAAGAAGGAGGAGCGTATGGAATTACGGATTACAAATCCACAGGAAAATTGGCTTACAGAGCAGATCCTGTGGAACAACGAGGAATTAAAGGCTGCGATTGCCGAGAAGGTAAAGGACTATAAGACGATCGCCTACACAGAGGATTCTCTGAAGGATATGAAGGCAGACCGGGCGGATCTGAATAAGCTGAAAAAAGCTTTCGAGGACGAACGGAAGCGTGTCAAGAAGATCTGCATGGAGCCGTACACCAAGTTTGAGCAGCAGGTCAAGGAAATCACAGCTCTGATCGATGAACCAATCGGACTGATTGACTCCCAGATTAGAGAGATTGATGAACGTCGCAAGACAGTAAAACGGGAAGAGATTGAGGAGCTGTTTACGTCCATCGGTTTCCAGAGTTTTGTGAAGCTGGACATGATCTGGGATGAAAAGTGGCTGAATGCAACGGTTACGCTGCCAAAGATTGAAGAGCAGATGAAGAGCCGGATGTACCAGATCGGTACAGATGTGGTAACGATCAGCAAGCTTCCGGAGTTTAAGTTTGAAGCAATGGAAGTTTACCGGAAGACACTGGATATGAACCAGGCAATCCAGGAAGGACAGAGGCTTGACGATATCCAGAAGAGAAAGCTGGAAGCAGAACGCATGGAGGCAGAGCGGAAAGCAAGGGAAGCGGAAGAGGCAGCGAAGCAGCAGACTGCAGCTGAACAGAAAGAAGAACCTGCAGCAGAGAAGGAAGCAGCATCCGGATCTGTACCGGAAGCTCCGGCAGAGGAAACAGCTTCAATTCCGGAAGAGGAAGAACCAGTATTCCAGCTTGACTTCCGTGTATGGGGAACCAGTGAACAGCTCATGGCACTCCGTGAATATATGTTAAAGAATCAGATTCGATTCGGAAAGGTGGAATAAGACATGGCAGTACAGAACAGTCTGGCAAGACAGGATCAGTCAATGAAGTTGTCGGTTTACCTGCAGAACGATGCGGTAAAGAAGCAGATCAATCAGGTGGTTGGCGGAAAGAACGGGACAAGATTTATTTCCAGTATCGTAAGTGCGGTGCAGAGCACACCGGCATTACAGGAGTGTACAAGCCCTAGTATTGTAAACGCTGCATTACTCGGAGAGGCGCTAAATTTATCGCCGTCCCCGCAGCTTGGCCAGTTTTATATGGTTCCGTTCGACAACAAGAAAAAGGGCTGCAAGGAAGCGCAGTTCCAGCTTGGCTATAAAGGATATATTCAGCTGGCAATCCGTTCCGGTTACTACAAAAAGCTCAATGTACTTGCAATCAAGGAAGGAGAGCTTGTCCGGTATGATCCTCTGGATGAGGAAGTTGAGGTCAATCTGATTGATGATGATATCCTCCGGGAGGAAGCTCCAACCATGGGATACTTCGCAATGTTCGAGTATGAGAATGGTTTCCGGAAGACCTTGTACTGGTCAAAGAAAAAAATGCTTGCACACGCCGAGAAGTATTCTTTTGCGTTTTACAAAAACGGTGGAGCAAAATCTCTGGAATTACTGGAACAGGGCAAGATTCCGGAAAAGGATATGTGGAAGTATTCTTCATTCTGGTTTAAGGACTTTGACGGAATGGCACTGAAAACCATGCTCCGGCAGCTGATCAGCAAATGGGGAATTATGAGCATCGATCTCCAGAATGCGATTGACAAGGACATGGCAGTGATCCATGAGGACGGAAAGACGGAATATGTAGATGCAGTGAAAGCGGAAGATGATGGAGTGGTATCCGATCAGGAGTTACAGGAGGTCCAGGAAGACCAGTCGGCAGCGTCAGGAACACAGCAGCCGGATCCGAAGGGTATTGAGGCATCATTTTTTGGATAGATTTAAGAAAGGGGAAAAAGAATTATGCAGCACATTAACTTAGAAACATTTGCAAACGGAGCATTTACCGCACAGGTAAACCGGGCGATTGAAGAGGTCACGAAGAACATCCAGGATCCGAACACGGATGCCGGCACAGCGAGAAAGATTACGGTAACGATCGCATTTAAGCCGAATCAGGAAAGAAACTTCATTGCAACCGGAGTTCAGACGAAGACAACCCTTGCACCGGCACTCGGAGCAGTCACTGCATTGAGCATGGGAAAAGATCTCCGCACCGGCGAAGTGGAAGCAGTCGAGATCGGCAACCAGATTCCAGGACAGATGTCTGTACAGGACGTTCCGGGAGTTGTACCAGAAGCAGGAACTACAGTGGTAGATGGAAAAGTAATTGATAAAGCTACTGGAGAAGTTGTGGCGGATTCGGTTCCGGAACACGCAGGCAAAGTAATTGATTTAAGAACAGCAAAACAGGCATAGGAGGAGTAAAAACGATGGAAGGATTAAAAGAAGCAATTGAATTTATCACAAATCTGAAAGAAGGCAGCATGGAGCCGAAGGTGCTTGATATCAACGGTAATACATACTGTAATAAAAATCTTACAAGATATCATTATTTCCCGAAGGCAGATTCCCTGAGTGTCAACACCCTGACATCCATTGTGGACTATATCAAGGGGAAACCGGAAGAACTCCGGGAGACCATGATTCTGCATGTAATCAGTCCGACAGAAGTAAGATTGTATTCCGGACTGGTGGACGAACGCAACAGGGAGGAGCTTATGAGGGCAGATGCCATTGTAAATGAATTCCAGTTTGACCGTTGTTATGACCAGGAACGTTTTCTGATCGAGCTGCAGGCAAACTTCATTGAATCCGATGATCTGACTGTCCTGAAGCAGGTTGCCGGAAATATCGAGTCAGGAACAACGGCGAATTATGATGATGATGGTGTCAGCCAGAAAACCACGATCAAGAGCGGGATTGCAAATAAGACGGATGTGATCGTACCGAATCCGGTGAAGCTCAGACCGTATCGTACCTTTGCAGAAATCGAGCAGCCACAGAGCAGTTATGTATTCCGGATCCAAGACAGTGACCGTGGACCATCCTTCAAGCTTGTGGAAGCAGACGGCGGTTTATGGAAGAATGCAACCATGAAGAAAATCAAAGAATATCTGGCATATGAACTGGCGGAGGAACTTGAGAAGTACCACATTACGATTATCGCGTAGAAAATAACATCTCCTTAAAAATAATATATCACACGTAACCTGATAACAAGAAAGCAAGCCGGCATTATGCAGCATCTGTTGTGTAAGTGCCGGCAGAAAGGAAAAAGGGAATGACATCGGTAATGTTTACAGTTCCAGGCAAGCCGCAGGGAAAAGCCAGGGCGCGGACGTATTATAATGTATCGACAAAGAAGCACTGTTCCACTACGCCGGAGAACACGGTTCTGTATGAGAACTTCATCAAAGATCGGTATCTGCAGATGGCAAAGGGAGCGTTCCTGGAAAGAGAAAAGCCTGTGACGCTCCGGATCATTGCGAGGTATCTTCCACCAAAGAGCGTATCGAAGAAAAGGAAGCTTGATATGCTAGAGGGAAGAGAGCTGCCGCTGAAGAAACCGGATATGGACAATATTGTGAAGGTAGTAGCAGATGCACTGAACGGGGTTGCTTATCATGATGATACGCAGATCGCACTGGTTCAGGCAAAGAAATGTTATTCGGCGGTAGAGGGGCTGGATGTGACAGTTGAGGAGTATACCGGATAAAAAGGAAGGAAATGTAAGAAGTGGCAGGACGACCAAAACAAGGAATTGATTATTCCGGATGGTCGGTTGACATATTCGATGGCGATAAGAAGATAGACAAACTTCTTGATGCAAAAGGATGGAAGGGATTCGGGATCTACTTCTTTTTGTGTCAAAGGGCATATAAAGTAAATGGATATTTTTATGAATGGGGCTATGACGACTGTGCAACGACAGCAAGGCGGATGGGCGGCGGCATCAGTTCCGGTACAGTAAAAGAGACTGTGGATTACTGCCTGCAAGTGGATCTTTTTGATAAAGGGTTATTTGACAGGTGGGGGATCTTGACCAGTAGAGGTATCCAGCGTCGTTTTTGGGCGGTACTATCCGAGCGGCGGAGTAAAACAGTATATGGTGAGTATTGGCTTTTGAAACCCGAAGAATGCAAAGGTCTAGTTAAAGTCAGCTTATTTTCGGATGTGCAACCGACAAATGATGATGTGCAAGGGACAAATGAGGATTCGCTTTATAGAAAGGAAAGTAAAGTAAAGAAAAGTAATGTATATAAGGGCGCTTTCAGCGATTCTTCCCTTGAATCAGCTTTTCAGTTCTATCTCCTTGTCCGATCACAGAACTGGGGAGAGATCTCTGAAGAGCAAGTAAATGCTTTGAGAGAGGATTTATTATCATTGTCCTCTGATCTGGCTGAACAGAAAGCAATTCTGAATAAAGCTGCAGCTGGTGGATGGAAGAATTTATATCCTGTTCAAAGCAAGAGAAGGCCAAAAACAAAGAAGCAGCCAGAGAAACAGGGAAAGTTTAAGAATTTTGAAGAGCGTGAATATGAGGACATGACAGATCTTACAAGGAAGTTGATGCAGCGATGAAAAAGAAGAATGGGAAACGGAGTACGTTCCTGAGAACTGGAAGCAGGAAGAAACGGAAGATTATTAAGCGTGGGAAGTAGGAGGATTGATCATGCTGATAGAAAAGACATTGAAAGAGGCATTGGCAGACTACATAAAAGGTAAACCAGTGACGGTATTATGGACAAGGGATGATGGAAGTATGGATGTCAGATTACTGTCAGACATTCTGGAACAGGAAGAAAATCATTTTCTGGTAAACGTTCCGGCATATCACAATCCGGAATTTGCACAGGCAGTAGCTGAAATGGTAGAGCAGAACAGACCAGAAAACTGCAGTGCGGAAGTAGCACCGGCAGGGACAACGGAGAAGGACGGAAGTACCACCCCCCCCCTCACAGAGCCGGATTCGGTTGTGATTCCGGCAGAAAATAAAAGGGAGAAAGCTCTGGAACTGGCAAAAGAAGGAAAAGGTGCTGCGGAGATCGCGTGGTTGATCGATGCAAAATATAGTACCGTGTATTCCTGGCTGAATCCGGATAAGTGCAAGAAGCCAAAGCCAGAGAGCAAAACAGCCAGTAACGCGGACCGGCACAAATGCAGAACCTGTATGTTCCGGGCAACAGGAAATACAAATGGAGCCGGCTGTTCCTATATCGAGATAACAGGTCACAGCAGAGGGTGTTCCGTGGAAGAATGCAGTGTGTATCAAAAGGGCGATGCAGTGTCAAAGCGGAAGATGAAAGGATTTTATGAATGAGTTGGGCAGATAAGCAGTTAAAGAAACATAAGCTCCGAAAGCAGATCAAAGAGATCATGGATAGTCCGGAGTTTCAAAAGGAACGCCAGAAGGAACTGGATAAACACACAGCAGAGGCAATGAACTGCTTCTTGCTGATCAGTGTAGATTATTTGTACCGGAACTATCATTGCAAAAGAAAGGGAGTTTTGAAATATCTGGAATTTGTTTTACACCAGATGCATTTTGCGCAGAAGGACGAGGAATACTTTCGGCTGATGAATGAGGAGCTGGAGAAAGAAGTCGGTGTGAATGTGCTGGGGACGTTGAAAGGGGAGTAAGAAGATGAACAATAACTGGATTTCAACAGCAGATCGACTTCCAAATCAACGGGAGTTCATAGAATCATATGTCAGAAGTGCATATGCAGCGGAGTTTCTGGTCACGATCGAGGGAGCAGATAAGGCAACAACATTGTATTATTCCCAGACTGGTGTCTGGTTCGATGAACAGGGAGAGCCATATAAGGTTGCGGCGTGGATGCCGCTTCCGAAACCATACAAGAAAGGCGACAACAATGACTGAAAAAGAAGCATGCCTGATGTGCGAAAACTACTCTGAGGACACAAAATGTGATCAGAAAGATAGCTGTAAACTTATGGCGATATTAAAAGAAAATCGAGAACTAAAGAAAAAAGTAAGCCAGTTGAAACACCAATTGGATGAATCGGAGCTGAAAAGATCATACATGGTAAATCCAAGTGCAATTGGATACCGTAATGATATGGGGTGGTAAAGCAAATGGGACGGAGTATTTATTTCACAGATTTGGAGATTGAAAAGCTGATTGATTATGTATCTTATTCAGTTGAACTGTTGGGAGAAGCAGAAGATACATGGGAGCAGACTGCCGAGGATATGGAAAATGGACTTGGATCGGCAATAAGAAAATTATATAAAGGCAGAAGAGGCGAAAAGATTTATGCAAAATACAAGACGAAAAGAGGGAAAGGTAATGCTAAAACCAGTAGTAAAAGCCAGTGAGTTTACCAAGTATGGATTCAAGCGCTGCAGAGGATTCCCAAAGCTGGCAGAGTGCTATTCGTGGAACCATGGCGCAGGAAGGGGTAACAATGAATAGATTGACAGAATGGATTGGCGAAGGAGAAGACCGACACGCTATACCAAGAATGGATTTGAGAAAAAACGGGCATCAGGCGTGCTGTAATAAGCTGGCAGAATATGAGGATTTAGAAGAGACTGGAATGATCTTGAAATGGATTCCGGTGAAATGGCATGTGATATTGGATGCCGAACGGGAAGAGGAAGGAATACCGGATGATATAGTCTACTATCTGGACTGCCCGATGCCGGAAGATGGTGAAGAAATAATAGTAACAGACGGAAAAAGGGTATGGACTGATGAGAACAGCATAGATATTGTAGGACATTGCTTGGAAAGTGGAAACGATTGGAAAGATATAAAAGCATGGATGCCACTTCCGGAAAGGTATAAGGGATAAATGGAAGAGGATAAATACACAATGTATGTGGTAAAAAAGATTTGTATCTGGATGATAACAGCTATAACCATTCTGATAGCAATGAAATGGACTGGATCGGCATGGTGCTTATGGGCGTTTTGCATTCCGGCTATATTAGAGTGATGATGGATAGAAGGTGATAATTTGCAGGAGAAACGAAGCAGAAAAGAACAGCGGCGGGACAGGCAGCAGCATTATGAAGAGTTGGAGAGCCGGCATGATGCAAAGGCGTTGGAGAGATTCAAAAGACCGGCGTATCAGAGCATAAGCGTTGCGGAATATTTGGCGAAGAAGTATGACATTACAGCGGAGGTGGATACCATTGCAGACCGAAAATTTAAAAAATGAGAATAATGCAAAGAAATCATATCTCAGAAAATACCGGAAGCACGGAAAGCGAATTAAACGGATTGAAGCAGAGATAGATGAGATCCGGAGCATGAAGATGTATCCGTCAATGAATAATGACGGAATGCCGCATGGATCCAGTCAGAATGATTTGAGTTCATATGCGGCGGTATTACAGGAAAGAGAAGAAGAGTTATACCGTGAAGGTGTTAGTCAGGTGCAGTCATATAAGGATATTGCTTTCAGAATCAGCAGGCTTGAAGATCAGGATGAAAGAGATGTTCTGTTTTACAGGTACATAAAAGGGTATGACTGGTGGAAGATAGCACAGATTATGGACTACAGTGAAAGATGGATTTATGAATTACACGGAAGGGCATTGAAAAAGATGGAAATTTCTTAAAGAGTGCAGTTCACTGCAGTTTTGCATATGCTAATATGATACCATCGAGAAGCGAAAGAAAAAGCTTTTCGAGTGTAACATTTTCATAATAAGTTCTCCGACGGTAAGTGTAGTAAAAGGGCGATCTGATGACAGGTCGTCTTTTTCGTTGCGTATTATCAGGCTATACGATATTATAATAAGTATAGAATATGGTGAAAGGGTGATGAAAATGTCAGAATGGTTAAACGAAGAAGAGCAGTATAAAGATACGTTGAATAATGAAGAAATCAGCAGGATCAAAGACCCTGAGCTGAGAGAAATAAGGCAAAGACATTGGCAGTATAGGTTTAAGATACATAAGGATAGAACTATTGCTGATCAGGAATTTGTAAGAATGTCGGAGGCGGATTGGGAGAAAGAGCGAAAAGAGATTTTGGAATACAAGAAAAAGCATAGTAAATGTTAGTTAAAAGCATCCTTCGGGGTGCTTTTGTAATGCAATAAAACAGGAGGTGAGTCTGAGTGACAGAGAAACAAAAACTATTTGCAGATGAATATCTGATTGATTTGAATGCCACTCGGGCTTACAAAGTGGCGTATCCAAATGTTAAGAATGATGACACAGCAGCTGCTGCGGCAAGTAGGCTGTTAAGAAATGTTAAGGTTCAAGAGTATATCGCACAGAGGATGGCGGAAAAGGAATCCAAGCGCATTGCTGATCAGGATGAGGTCCTCAAGTATTTAACTTCTGTTCTTCGAGGAGAAAGCCGGGCACAGGAGATTGTAGTTGAAGGAACAGGAGAAGGCTGTAGTGAAGCGAGAACGATGGAGAAAGCGCCGTCAGAAAAAGAACGACTGAAAGCTGCAGAATTGCTCGGTAAACGGTATGCATTATTTACGGACAAGGTAGACATGGATGCTGATATGGACCTGAATATCACAATTGATTATGGTGAGGCTGATATAGGGTGAAGATAAATGTACAGGCAAACCCATGCTTTAAAGAGGTTGACCAGAGCCATAAGCGATACATAGTCATGAAGGGTTCAGCCGGATCAGGAAAGAGCGTAGACACAGCTCAGAATTATATCTTGCGGCTGATGCAGGACAAGGGAAGAAATCTGGTTGCTATGCGTAAATCAGATATCACCAACAGAGACAGTACCTTTGCGGAGCTTACAGGTTCACTGTATAAGATGTTTGGTGATAAAGCGGATGCATACTGGAAAATCAACCGAAGCCCCCTGATGCTGACATGTAGAAGTAATGGGAACCAGATCATTTTCCGTGGAATGAATGACGACAGGCAACGGGAAAAACTGAAGTCCATTACGTTTCCGAAGGGAAAACTGACGGATGTATGGATGGAAGAGGCAACGGAGTTTACCCAGGCGGATCTCGAGATCATTGATGACCGTTTGCGTGGAGAGCTTCCACCGGGACAATTTTATCAAATTAGGATGACCTTCAATCCAGTAAACAAAAATCACTGGATTAAGAAGGTCTTTTTTGACCTTCCGGATTCCAACGTCCTGACGCATCACAGCACATACCTTGGCAACCGGTTTATTGATGATGCATACCGGCAGCGTATGGAACGTCGAAAGATTGTTGATCCGGAAGGCTACCAGATATACGGACTTGGTGAATGGGGCGAGATTGGCGGACTGATCCTGCATAACTGGGAGGTTCGGGAAGTATCACAGAATCTTAATGATTATGATGATGTGGCTATCGGGCAGGACTTTGGATTTAACCATGCAGACGCCATATTGCTTGTAGGAATTAAAGACGGGAATTTACATATCATCGATGAGATTTATGAGCATGAAAAAGAAACGGCTGAGATTATACCAATAGCCATACAGCATGCGATACCGACAAATAAAATAATGTGGTGTGACAGCGCCGAGCCGGACAGGATTAAGACCTGGAGAAATGCGGGATACAGAGCTAAAGGTGTTGATAAAGGCGGTTCAAATGGTTCGGTGAAAGCACAGATTGACTGGATAAAAGGTGTAGTCGATAAGAAGCACACGGTTAAACGCAGGATCTATGTTGCTCCCCATTGTGTAAATACGATCAAGGAACTGCAGCAATGGAAGTGGAAGAAGGATGAAAGGACGGGTGAATACATGGATGATCCAGTTCCAATCATGGATGATGCAATGGCAGCGTTACGATATGCCATTGAGGGATGGCGTAAAGCAAGTAAATGGCTGATGTAAATAGAATGAAGACAATTGACGGGCAGCGTGCACAGCACCAGCGGTTTTTTTAGACAGTCTCAGACGAGGCTGTGATTTTTTTACCGTTAACAGAATTGCATTTGGTGTGAATGCAACACCTCCTTTCCCGGTCGCAATCGGCGGTCGATTATGGTGCTGGCAGGACTGTCATTTAGATAAAGGGATTATAGCTCAGTGGTAGAGCACAGAGGTCACAGGTTCGATTCCTGTTAATCCCTATTTACTAAATAACAGAAGGAAGGTGTAAAAAGTTGCTGGATGTATCAGAGATACAGAAATTCATAGAAAATGATCTGGTGTCTGAAAAGAAAAAGTTCGCAGGTATCGGCCAGAAATACTATGAGGGCGAGCATGATATCAGAAAATACAGACTGTTTTATTATAACGCAGACGGGAAGTTTGTTGAGGATCAGGTGAGGTCTAATGTGAAGATCAGTCATCCGTTTTTCACGGAGCTTGCTGATCAGTTGTCGGCTTATATGCTGTCATTCAAAGAGAATCCGGTACAGGCAAAGGATACAGCGGATGGATTGCAGGATTTCCTTGATCTGTATTTTGATGATGATTTCTGGTCTGAAGTAAGTGATGTGGTCACAGGAGCTTATACGAAAGGGTTTGAATATATTTTTGCATATAAGAATGCTTCGGACAAGCTTGCCTTCCAGTGCGCTGACAGTATGGGCGTGATTGAGTGTCAGGAGAAAGACACATCCGATCATCAACGGTATATGATCTATCATTATGTGGAGCGCATAGAGAATGGTCGGAAGGTGATCCGGAAGATTCAGGTATGGTCAGAAAATGAGACATACTATTATGTCCAGGAAGGGATAAATGGAAAGATCACTCCGGATGCATCGGAGGCAGTAAATCCAAGACCGCATATCGTATTTACAGATAAGAAGACGGGGATGAAAATGGGATGTTCACTTGGCTATATTCCATTTTGGCGATTGGATTATAACAAAAAGCAGTTCAGTGGATTGAAACCAATCAAGGACCTGATCGATGACTACGACATCATGGAGTGTGGGTTGTCCAATAACCTGAAAGATTTTGATTCACCGTTGTATGTGGTAAAAGGCTTTCAGGGAGACAATCTGGATGAATTGCAGCAGAATCTTAAAACCAAAAAGATTGTTGGAACAGATTCGGAAGGAGATGTGGAAGTCAGGACAATCGATATTCCGTATCAGGCAAGAAAAGCAAAGGCAGATGAGGATGAAAAGAACATCTATCGATTTGGAATGGGATTTAATTCCTCTCAGACAGGGGATGGAAATATCACGAATATTGTGATCAAGTCGCGGTATGCTCTGCTTGATTTAAAAGCGAATAAGCTGGAAAAGAGGTTAAGGCGGTTGCTGAAACAGCTGATTAAAGTTGTTCTGGATGAAATCAATTTTATGAATGGCACAGGATATCAGATCACAGATGTCAAGATGAAGTTTGACCGGTCCATTATGACAAATGAATCAGAAAATGTAACCAATGAGAAGACAGAAGCAGATACACAGCAAGTCCGTGTCAATACAATTCTGAATATTGCAGAACAGATCGGTGACGAGCAGACAATGAAAGCTCTGTGTGATGTAATGGACTGGGACTATGAAGAATTGAAAGATCAAGTGCAGAAAGAAGGAAATACGGCATCTGATGCAAGAAAAGCATTGGAGCAGGTCATTCCGGAAGATGTCGGTACAGAGTAGGTGATACGGAATGAAGAAACGTGAAAAAATTGTTCAACAGGCGTTTCTTGATGATGAGGAACGAGTGATCAAGAGACTGCAGTGTGTATATGGACAAGCGTTGAAAGACCTGACACAGAAATCCAATGATCTTCAGAAACAGATCTATCGGATTCAAGAAAAATACAATTCTGTTGAGGATGAAAAACAAAGGAAGCTCCTGCAGAGCCAGGAACGAGCAAAGGTCTACCAGAAAAGGTATCAGGATACATTGAAAAAGCAGGTTGGCAGTATTCTGGATAAGATGCATAAAGAAGAATTCAAGACGGTTCAGCCATATCTAAACGAATGCTATGAGAAATCCTTTATTGGAAATATGTATGTGCTGCATGAGGAAGGAATTCCACTGATTATTCCGATTGATCAGGAAAAGGTTGTACGTGCTGTGCGGTTGGACAGCAAGATCAGTGGTGGTCTGTACTGCCGGTTAGGAGAAGATGTGGGTTTGCTGAAGCGCAGAATTACTGCGGAAGTAAGCCGGGGAATTGCTACGGGAATGAGTTACGACCAGATGGCGAGGCAGTTGGCAAACCGGACAAAGATTGGTTATAATAATGCGGTTCGGATCACAAGGACAGAGGGACACAGAATCCAGCAGCAATCTACGATGGATGCCTGTTATGCTGCAAGAGACCGGGGAGCTGATGTTGTAAAACAGTGGGATGCAGCTCTGGATGCAGCCACAAGGGAATCACATCAGATGCTTGACGGACAGATCAGAGAGCTTGGTGATAAGTTCAGCAACGGTCTGATGTATCCAGGAGATCCTTCCGGGAGTGCTGCAGAAGTGATAAATTGCAGATGTATTTTACTGCAGAGAGCACGATGGAAACTGGATTCCAAAGAGCTTGATCGGTTGGAGAAGAGAGCTTCTTTTTATGGTTTGAATAAAGAACAGGAGTTTGATGACTTCAGAGAAAAATATCTGAAAGCTGTCGAAACAAAAGAAGAGGGAGCGTATTCGACAACAGTTAAGAGGATTGGAACCAATGAGGTTAATTTGGAGTATATAAAATCTGAAGCTTTCAGAAAGAAATTCAATAAGATTACTGAAAACACAGCAATCAATGATTCTTTAAGAAATTATGCAACGGCTATGCTGTTTCATAGAAACGGCACAGATGGGGAAGACTTGTATATTATGGATTCCAAAGGAAAGTTATTGCTTCGGGAGATATCCGGTAAGAATGAACTTGGTGTTACTGTTTCAGCAGAAGATTCAGAGATGTTGAGAAAGAAAAATGGAGTTGTAGGAATACATAATCATCCAACAAATATACCGCCAACTGGCAGTGATTTTGTGGCTGCTGGATATCGAAAATATATTTTCGGAATAGTAGTAACTCATAGTGGAAGGGTATATAAGTATAAAGTTGGAAACAAGCCATTTCTTCCAAGAATATTAGATGAGCGAATTGACAAATATATAAATACACCATATAATTTAGGCGTAGAGGAAGCTCATACAAGGGCATTAAATGAATTAGCGAAGGAGTATGGTGTAACATGGGAAGAGTTAAAATAAATTCCTATTTAGATGTTGTTATTTCGCATCCGGATATGACACCGGAAGAAAGAGAAGAAGAACTTCAGCGACTGAAAGAGGAAAGTGATAAATTAACAGACTGGCCGGAGATTTTTTAGTACCACTGATCAGAAATGGTTGGTGGTATTTTTATACTCATTTTTAAGAAAGGATACGGTGATCCGATAATCTCGCAGCTATGCGTTAAATAGTGGGTGGCTGGGCGGCAGAATAAGGATAGAGTGATTTGGGACATCTCAGGATGTCCTTTTTTGATGCCATTTCATCCGCAGGGATGTAAAACACTTATTCCACGAAATCATGGACGAGACATGTAAAAAGCGTAAGAAAGGGGAAATACAAAATGACATTAGAAGAATTATTGAAAGCAAAAGGATTAACAGACGATCAGATCAAGGCAATTCTTGATGGAATGAAGGAGAATAAGATATTCACCGCATCGGAAGAGAATCTTGATATCCGTTATGGAAAACTGAAGACAGATTATGATAATCTGACAACTCAGAATGGGGAAGCTACGAAACTCATTGAACAGTTGAAAAAAGGGACAAAGAATAGCGATGAACTTCAGGGGAAGATTACTGCCTACGAGACACAGGTGGAGACACTGACAAAGCAGTTGAATGAGGAAAGACTGGAATCTGCATTAAAAGTGGCACTTATGGGAGCCAAGACAGATGATGTTGCATATATGGCATTCAAGCTGAAAGAAGGCGGAGATCTTGAACTGGACGACAACGGAAATATCAAAGGAATCGATGAGAAGATTGCCGGTTTAAAAACTCAGTTTCCAACTCATTTTGAGATTACAGGGGATAGAGGCAATGGAACAACACCAAGAGTGATCGATCCGAAGCCTTTACCGACTGGTGAACATGACACAGGAGCAAAACCTAAAGATCTGGCTGATGCAATCCGGATGCAGTACGAAGACACACAGAAATAGAAAGGTTAAAAATGGTGAATTGAATGGCACTTTTATTAAAAGAAATGATAGAAGGCGTATCTGATAAGGTGGCTGAGCAGGTTGTTGATACATTTCTGAGAGAATCAGAAATTTTACAGATGTTACCTTTTGACAATACAGTAAGTCCGCAGGGTGGCTCAACGTTGACATACAGCTATCTGCAGACACAGATTCCATCTACAGCAGCATTCAGAAGACTGAATGAAGAATACAAAGACAGTGAAGCAAAACTCGTTAAGAAGTCTGCAGATCTTAAAATCTTCGGTGGAAAGTTCAAGATGGACCGTGTGCTCAAACAGTCCGAAAATAAATTCAACAATATGGCATTCCAGATGGAGCAGAAGATCCGGGCAGCCGTATCATTGTTCCATTACACTCTGATTAATGGTGATTCCACAACTCAGACGGAATCCTTTGACGGACTGGACAAAATGCTTGCTGGCACTACGACAGAATTTAATACAAGCACTGTAATTGATGTGTCTGATCTTACAAAGATGAAATCCAATGCAGATCAGTTGTATGAGATGCTGCAGATCCTGATCCGGGAGACAGGAGCGGATGCGTTACTGATGAATGCCGGTATGATTTCCAAAGTACAGACAATCGGGTTTAATGGCTGGTCTGATGAAAGGATTGAGAGAAAGCTTAAATCCATTGAACAGACTATCAGATCTTATACAAATAATAGTTTTCAGAATCGGTGTGTCCGGGAAGAAACGATGGTAGACAATAATATACTTTATGCGGCGAATGGTATCCCAGGCCTTATAACCGGGGATACCGTACAACTGTCAGAAAGTATGTATAATAATGGACTGTATGTTGTGAAAGATATTGAAGATAACCGAATTACATTGGACGGAGATCTTACAAATGAAGAGCATGTACTGCTTACGAAGGTTGTGTATCCGGATGATGTGATTGATTGTTGCATAAATCTGTGTGAGTGGGAGGTAAAGAACCGAGGAAAAGTTGGTGTGAAATCCGAAACTTTATCCCGACATTCCGTAACTTATTTTGATCAGGATGCAAGCAATCAGGTAAATGGTTATCCTGTGAGCCTCCTTGGGTGTCTGAAACCATATCGGAAGGCGAGGTGTTGATCATGTCGGAGATTGATGGAAACCAGATCGCAGTCTTGCAGGTAAAGAGTGAAAATGGAACAGATGTGATCGGCAACCCGTTGATTGATTGGAAAGAAGTTGGTTCTTATCCGGGATGGCTTGATTTAGTGTCTGGAAGCTCACCTGTCCAGAATTATAATGCCAAGATAGCAGAGTCGAGCCATTACTTTTTGACAGATTATAGTAAGAATCTGGCTGATCAGGACCCGGAGATATCCAGAATGTTGATTGATGGAAAAATCTATGATGTACAGTGGATAGACGATCCAATGGGAATGCATGAGCATCTGGAAATTTATCTGAAAGCTGTCGGAGGTATTGGAAATGGCACTGATTGAGTTTGAGAATAACACAGATGAGATCATTGAGGAAATGAGGCACAAGGCTCTTGCCTGGTTGGAGGAAGCCGGCGGGGATATTCGGTCTCAGGCAGCAACGAATTCAAGGAGAGCCTCTGGTGAAACTGCGGGAAGCTTCCAACATAAGGTGGACGAAGAAACTATGACCTGTGCAATCGGTTCTTCTCTTGAAAATGCTATCTGGGAAGAATTTGGAACAGGTGACTATGCTTTACATGGCAATGGACGAGCTGGGGCATGGTATGTTCCGGTAAAATCCTATAAGGGGAAAAAGAAACCTACATTTAACGGTAAAGTTGTTATCGTTCACGGAAAGAATGGGGTGGATTTCTATAAGACCAACGGTAAACGCGGAACAAGGGCATTGTTTAATGCTTTTAATTCTATGAAACCAGAGATCGTGAATGATGCGAAAATAGATTTTAAGGATTTGGGTGAATGATATGACAAATGAAATACTGGAATACATGAACCTGAAATTAAAAGAATTGCTTCCATATCAATACTATGAATGGAGCACAAAAGCAGTCTATCCGTACTGGATAGGTGAATACTCTGAGATTCCATCCAATACAGAGGATGGATTAGGAGAGGACACAATGATGATAACAGGAACAACAAAAGGCAGCGTGATAGACCTTGAAAATGGGAAAGAGATTCTTCGGAAAGCTTTTTCAACAATCAAAGGTTATCACGCTGTTCTTGATTCCGGGACACACATTCTTGTGTTTTATGATACAGCAACCAGTATTCCGACAGACGGGAATGATATCAAACGGTTGCAGGTGAATTTGCAGATTAAAAGTTGGAAGGTGAATGAATAATGGCAAATGAATGGACAAGTTGGAAAGAGCATGGAATTACCAAAGACACGCCAGATTCCATTTTGTTTGGAGCAGGAACAATCCATCAAGGATTGAAATTTTCTGGTGAGAAATGGAATTTTGCGGAATCGATTATCGGTGCAACTAATGGCGGATCAAAGCTGTCTATGAAGCCAGAGGTGCAGGATATTGAGGTTGATGGAAAATTTATTAAAGCAAAGGGGTTAATGGTTAAAGTTGGTGAAAGCGCAACGATGGAAATTAACTTTGCCGAGATTAACCCGGAGATCATCAAAAAAGGATTGATCGCAGGGGAGGGGACCTCTTCGGCAAAAGGATATAAAGTGTTGGAGGGTAAGCCGGATATTGAGGAAGGAGATTATTTTGAAAACTTCGCATTTGTGGGAAGGACAGTATCAAAGAAGCCTATCATTGTTGTTTTTGATTATGCTTTATGCACGTCCGGATTTGAACTGGATCCGAAGCATAAGTCTCAGGCATCACCGGCAGTTACAGTTGAATGTGTAGGAGATGTTAAACAGGATGATACCCTGAAAGTATTACCTTATCACATTTATTACCCGGATCCGGCAGCTTCTCAGTCTGTAGAAAAGAACGTTTCTGATAAAGCTGTAGTTGATTAGGCAGAGGACGAAGAATAGCAGAAGGCAGAAAATAAGGAAAGGAAGGATTGTAAGAGATGGTAGAAAGAAATTATGAGCTGAGGACTTTATGCGCGGATGATATTTTTCCAATGGTGAAAATTATTTCCAAGATTGGCATTGATGATATTGCGAATTGCTTTGATGTCAAAGAAATGTCTGAGGTCATGGAAGCTATGAAGCCGACAGAAGACGAGGAATCAGAAGTAGGAACTGCTGACAAAGCGAATGAGTTGCTTACACAGCAGATCGGAATCAGAGTTGTAATGAAACTGGTAGGACTTCTGATGAAGAATCTGGGAAATATCAAAGGTGATTTATACAAGTTCCTGGCAGGAGTATCTGGAATGAAGGAACAGGAGATTGCGAAGCTCCCACTTGGAACATTTACACAGATGATCATCGATATTTTCAAAAAAGAAGAGTTCGGTGATTTTTTTCGGGTTGTATCAGGATTAGTCAAGTAGGGAGATTTGAAGTCCTGGATCAGATCTTTAAAAGATACAATGATCCGTTTCGTATGTTGGACGCATATATAAAAACCGGTTGCTTTGTAGAATTTCTTTTGAATTTTGAAGAGGCGTACAACAAGGAACTGAGATGGGAAGTTTATCTGCATAAGGTGTGGGATAAGACGTTCAATGAGTTTGAAGAGAGAGTAGCTGAAGAAACGCATCGGATTGAGACATCTCACATGAGCGAGTCTGAGCAGGAAAAGGTTGTTTTGGATAGTATATCTATCTTGCAATCCTTTCAGCCTTCGGAGTAGGAGAGGTGACGAATGGATTTATTTAAACTTGTCGGTACGATTGCAATTGATACCGCCAAAGCAGAAAAGTCATTGGATGATGTTAGTAAACAGGTCAATGACACAGAAAATGTTGTCTCTGAAGGCTGTGATAAAGTAAAAGAATCCTCCGAAAAAGCCGGAAGTAGCGCTGAAAAAGCCGGAAGAAAAGTAGAGGAATCCGGAAAAAAAGGAAGAAAAGCCGGAGAGGATAACAAAAAAAGTGGGGAAGAAACCGAGAAGAGCGGAAATAAATGGGTAGAGTTTGGGAAGAAGGTTGAAGCCGCTGGTACAAAGGTTACAGGAGTTGGCAAAAAGATTTCATCTGCTGGCGGTGAAGTTGTAAAACTGGGAAAGAAATTTGCTCCTGTATCTGCGGCAGCGACTGGAGCACTTACGGTTGTTACAAAGACATCTTCTGATTTCCAGAATGGTATGGCGAAGATGTCAACCTTATTTGATACTTCACAGGTGTCTGTTCAGAAATTATCCAAAGAATTTCTTAATCTGTCAAATGAGACAGGAAAGGGGGCAACTGAGCTCACTGAAGCCGGATACCAGGCACTGTCAGCTTCTGTTCCGGTCGAGAAACTGGGAAGCTTTATCCGAACATCTGCAAATATGGCAAAAGTCGGATTTACTGATACGGCAACATCTGTAGATTTGTTATCTACAGCGGTAAATGCCTATGGTTTGGAAGCTGATCAGGCAGATAATATTGCGAATAAACTTGTAAATACGCAGAATCTGGGCAAAACCTCAGTCAATGAACTGGCATCTAGCATGGGTAAAGTAATCCCGACAGCTGCAGGGATGAATGTCAATCTGGATCAGCTGTGTACGATGTACACGCTCATGACGAAACAGGGTATCGCAACAGCGGAATCTACTACATACATGAACAGCATGCTCAATGAGCTTGGTGATTCTGGTACAGATGTAGGGGGAATTCTGAAAGAGAAGACCGGAAAATCTTTCCAGGATCTGATGAAAGATGGAATGTCTGTTGGTGATGCACTGAAGCTTATAAAACAAAGTTCTGATGAAACTGGAACAGCGTTTAATGAATTATGGAGCAGTCAGGAAGCTGGAAAGGCTGCAATGGCTCTTTTGAATGACTCTGCCGGAGATTTCAATGAAACAATGGGATCAATGGCAAATGTTACAGATCTTGTCAGTCAGGGACTTGAAAAGATGGATACCCCATCCGCAAAAGTATCTAAATCACTGAACAGGATTAAGAACAGTGGAGTCGAACTTGGATCGGTTCTTTTAACAACGGTTACACCTTATATTGAGGTGTTTTCGCAAAAGGTCATAGAACTTACAAACAAATTCAATGCAATGCCAGATAGTCAGAAAAAGGTTATCCTGGTATTGCTTGCTATTGTTGCAGCCGTAACACCGGTACTCCTTGTTGTAGGGAAAGCGATTACAGCTTTTGGTCAGGTATATTCTGTAGCAGGAAAACTGGTTACGGGTCTTGGAAAACTGTGGGGTGTGTTTGCGGCGAATCCAGTGCTTATTGTGGTGGCGGTCCTAGCCGCAATTGTGGCGGAGTTTATTCATTTGTGGAACACTTCAGAATCATTCAGGAATTTCTGGATTAACTTGTGGAATGGAATAACCAGTACACTATCCTCTGCGTGGGAAACGATCAAGAATATAATTACAGTCGGCATTATGCTGATTGCCAGTATTATCAGTGCGGCAGTTCAGATCATAACTCTTCCATGGAGGTTTATATGGGAGAATTGCAAAGAATATATTATTGAAGCATGGAATTATATCAAGGCAGCAGTTTCATCTGCACTTGGCGTTATATCTAGTGTAATCAGTAATGCCTGGAATATCATTGCAAATTACTTGACGCGTATTCTGAGTAATATTAAGAATAAGTTTGTCAGCGAATGGAATGCGATAAAATCCCATGTATCCAGTGCAATAAATGGGATTAAGTCCAGTATATCAAATGGTCTTAATGGTGCAAAATCGACAGTAACTGGTGTATTGAACAGTATCAGGTCCGCATTTTCTTCTGTGTGGGATGGCTGCAAAAATATAGTTGGTAATGCAATTGGTCATATTAAGTCACTCATGAATTTCTCATGGAGCTTGCCGAGTTTGAAATTACCACATTTCAGTATTTCTGGAAAATTCTCACTTCATCCACCGTCTGTTCCGAAGCTTGGAATTGAATGGTACAAAAAGGCAATGGACGATGGCATGATCATGAATCAGCCGACTATTTTCGGTTATAACGCTAAGTCTAACCAGTTCCTTGCAGGTGGTGAAGCTGGATCTGAAACAGTAGTTGGTACACAGAATCTGATGGACATGATTCAGGAAGCTGTGAATAATGCCGGAAGTGGAAATGGTGACAGTGAAGCAACCCGTGCATTACTGGAAGCAATCTTTAATTGGATGCGGAATGGTGGATTGTACAAACTTCTGATTGATGTTCTGACGAACGGTGTAGAATTTGAATTTGACAATAGAGAAATTGCAAGGTTGGTGAAAAAGTATGCTTGATGTAGCAAGATACGTGAACCATCTGAACCAAAGTATTGACTTTGGTTCGGGTGGTATTTTTATTACAGATTCCGAACTTAGGAATTATGAATGGGAATATGATACTGATTATGACGAGATCACCAACTTCCATAAGGGTGTCAAGGCAAAGAAAATGAAGATCATCATTTCAGCAGCCACTGAGGAAGAAGGGATTGCAAAAAGAAATGATATCTTCCAGATCTTTGAATCTGATATCCTTGCGGAACAGTCGGGAAGACTGTATCAGGACGGCTATTACCTTAATTGCTATATCGTAGCATCGAAGAAAGCAAAGTGGTATCTGACAAAACGGTACATTGAGATCGAAGTTACCATTGCGACCGATCAGCCGGACTGGGTGCAGGAGAGAGAATTTAATTTCCTGAAGACAGAAGGAACAACCGTTGAAATGGACAATCTGAAGAAATATCCATACAAATACGGATATTATTATCTGAATCAGGTATCATCTTCTTCGATCAATAATGTTAGTATCACGGAATCAGATTTTGTGCTGCGGATATATGGTTCCGTATCAAAACCGCTTGTGAAGATTGGAGACAATACCTATCAGGTCAATGTATCGCTGAATGCAGGTGAACGATTGGAGATTGATTCCCGGAGAAAAACGGTAAAGCTAATACATACTGACGGGTATACAGAAAATGTTCTTTGGTCAGTCGCAAAAGAGTATTACATCTTTGAGAAAATCGTAGCCGGTACACAGATAATTGCGTGGGACGGTAGCTTTTCATTTGACCTGATTCTCATTGACAAAAGGAGTGAACCATTGTGGAAGTAATGTATACAGACGTAAACAGGCTTCCACAAGGGAGCCTTGAAAAATATTTCGCTGATCTGGAACTCGGAGGCAATAATGACTTTGAGCTTCAAATGAATGTGAAAAATCACTGCATGAGTGCCGGATGCATCTGGTATGTAAAAGACGAAGAATACGGCGGTATTGTGGATGATGTAAAAGTCGACACAGAAAAATCCAAGGTATATTATTCCGGAAGAAGTTGGCGTGGTGTTCTGGAAAAGAAAGTGATCCGACCGGACACCGGAAAAGATTACCTGACAGTATCCGGTGATGTACATGATATTCTTGCATTGCTGATAAAGCGGTGTGATCTGGTAGATATGTTTGCTGTTCCGGATACGTCTTCCGGAATACAGATAAGCAATTATCAATTCCCGAGATACATCGATGCTTATTCAGGTATTGTAAAAATGCTGTCTGCTGTTGGGGCAAAGCTGAAAATAATTTACAACGACAAGGATTCTTGTGTGAATATATCAGCGGTTCCAATAAGTGATCTGTCAGAGAAATATGAGTATTCCGATGACTACGGAATGAAGATCATAATCGAAAAGAAAACCGGATGGGTGAATCATCTGATCTGTCTCGGAGCTGGCGAATTGGCAGCCAGAACGGTGATTGATCTGTATGTAGATAAGACAGGAGCTATCACCGAAAAACAGGCGTATTTCGGAGAATATGAGATCGCAGAAACATACGATTATGGAAATTCTGAATCAGCTACAGAGCTGAAAGAAAAAGGAATTGAACATCTGAAGGAACTGAAAAGTTCGGATTCTGTCTCTGCATCGTTCAGTAAATTAGACGTGGATATCGGTGATATTGTTGGTGGAAGAAACCGGGCGACAGGAATTGTTCTGAAAGAGCCGGTCACGCAGGAAATTGTAAAAATAAAAAATGGCATAGAAACTATAACGTATAAGGTTGGTGAGGAATAACAATGGCAACAAATTATTTAGATACAGGAGATACAGGACGTGCAGTTAGTGCAGAATCTGACGGTGCACTATTTGCCGGGATTTTCGGAAGTGCAAAATATGTATTGGAAAATGGTAGCCAGTTAAAAGCGGAGGTACAGTCCAATAATATTGTAAAAATTTCTGATGGTGATGCGGTCATGTACGGGCGGCACGTAAGGATTCCAGCAAATGACAGCGCACTGGTTACGATTAACAATGGACATTCTGGAACGAACAGGATTGATCTGATCGTGTTCCGGTACACAAAGGATAGCACAGGAAAAGAAACGGTTGATCTGGTTGTGATCCAGGGAGAAGATTCCACCGGAACGGCTACAGCACCAACGGCGGTAGATGGAAACATTTTGACTGGTGCAATGCAGTCAGACTTCCCTCTGTATAGCGTGGAACTGAATGGAATCAATATTGTAAAGGTGAATCCGCTGTTTAATGTGATCGGTAATATCAGCAAGTTAAAGGAAGAGCTTACTGAATTAAATAGCAATTTGACAAATGCAAATGCAAAAATATCTGCTTTGAGCACAGAATTAGCAACTACAAATACCAATTTAAAAACG